TTAAACCATTTCGCATTGATAGCACATGGATATTCTCTAACCCAGCCATCCAATATAGTACCGCCATCATTAATTGAAGATTGTGCGTCATCGTAATTAAACGTACCACCTCTATTCTCGTCTCTAACAATTGCTATAGGATATTTAGAGACGTCAATAGATGATAAATCCGCAATATTATCAACATAAAATACGGTAGATGTAATTAGGTCTGCAACGTCTACTATTTCATCCTCTATTCCAGCAACAATAATAATCTCTCCTGAGATACCAGCAACAATAGCTGTATCAGATAGGCTATCTCCTAGTTCATCTTCAGTATCAGCAACTCTAATCTCAATCTGCTTATATATATCTACATCAACTACAGAACTAAGAACTATGCTATTGCCAACTAAGTCGTAAACATCTGGATTCACTGAATCCCATGTGCTATCAGATGTCTTCTGAGTATTTACAGAACAATGCCTCTTGGTAGGTATTGGTTTACTCTGTGGGTATGTTGTTGTCTTTCCATCTACTGGATAAAAACTTGATTGAATTGCCATTATATTCTCCTGTTTCTGTTGTTGTAGTTACCTTCAAGCACTACTGAGTTAATTCTAAAACCTCTATCTGAAAGGTTTATTATATCTAGTCTCATATTCTTGCTGCTACCATATACCATTGGTTTTCTACCTACTGTATATTCAGACTTAATGCTTCTCTCTGTGTTTCTGCTGACATCTCTAATCTTAAGCTCAAAGTCACTATTGTCTTCAGAGTTTATCTGACAAGACTTCATCTTTAAGGTTCCTTCAGTAAGTTTCTTGTCTCCACTACTAAGTATCCATTCTCCAAGCTCTACATTAACTGGTATCAATGCTCCCATATCTTTCTCTCCATAATCTATAGTCCAATCTGTAAATGTCCACTTCTCAGTAGTGTGAGTGAAGTCTCCATTATATGTCAAGTCTCTATCTGGTTCAGACGTAAACCTAACAGTAAAGCCGGTGAATGAAGTTCCTATTGCATCATTTATAACTATGGTTACTGACTCAAGCTGAATAGATGGGGTTCTTAGCAATATCAAAGAACTATCTGTTGCTACAAAGTCTCCACCAGTAGTATGTGCAGTTATTGTATACGAAGCTATTGTAGTATCAAGTAATGATATAACTACGTCTTCAGTAAATGCTATATCTGCTGAGTCATATTCCAGTATTGCTGGTGAAGCTGTAGATGTTAATCCAGTTACGTTGTTGGTATCCTCAAGAAAGTAACTAGCATCTATGAAGTATCCAGTATGATCTTGTTGATGTATAGCTTGAGTCTCAAAGTTATCACTAGCTAATAAGTCATCAGGTGAACTAATCCATAAGCCATCATTAGTCCATAGATTATCACTGTTCCATATACCATTACCAAGAACCCAGTTAGCTACAGCCATAGGGTCAAGTCTATTTATAAGTATATGTAAATTCTTACCAAGGCTAAATGCACCATATATAGTACCATTGTATGTCCATTTGAACCATGCTGATTGTATTCTTTCTGTTCCACTATCAAGATATTTATATACATATATAGTATTTGGTGTGCTAGCAGCAGTTAGGAATAGCATATTGTTTATTGGACTACCACTAAGAGACTTTACGTCTAGTGGTATATACGTTTCACAATGAGAAGATATATCAATAGCTTCAGATACTCTTCCATCACCAGATACAAAGTATTGCATCATTGCAGTATAGTCACCACGTTTAGCTGCAAAGAATAGCTTATCATTCATAAACAGTGGTCTTATGTTTTTGTTAATCTCATAAGCACTTGTCTGTGAAACTTGAATAGACTTTGGACTAAGTATGTTTCCACCTTCAAGTTTAAACTGAGCCTTATCAGAGAATAGCATAAGACTATCTTCTAGGTATGTAGCATACTCTAGCTGTATAGCTTTGGTTGTATCTACTGTTGTATCAATTCTATCTGAGTCCAATACTGTTGATACAGTAGTTCTCCAGAAGTTACCATACTCTCCAACTTCAGACATGATAACAGTTCTGTTTGTTATGAACCCAAGTCTATTCTTAAAGAAGAATATATCTTTGATAACATTACCATTCTGAGTAAATGATGGAGGCTTATTAGTATCTTCATCTCCAACTCTCTTGTTTGTCCACTCTGCATATTCTTTTAATGTAAATGTATCATCTGCATTTCTAACTAATATATGTGGCATTGTAGATGGAAGAATCTTAGGTTGTGTTGCATATCCTAGAGTCTCTCTCCATTGACCATCTTTATACTGTAGCCAATAAGAAGCAAAGGCATTATCGTTAGTTCCTATAACTTTAACCAACGCATTAAATCCAAGTGTTTTTGGTAGGTCCCTTGATGATTGAACTTCTCTAGCCCAGCCAAATGAAGCCTGATTACCAAAGCTATCATTCATATACACATTAGTTAATATAGAGTTATCAACAGTAGATATATGAACTATACTTCCATTTGCTACAGCAAGAAAGTCTGCACTTGCATTAGTGTTAATATCTAAAGCTATAGCAGTTGCAGCAGCTTCAGTTGTTGTAGAACCACTATCAGTAGCATTGTATGTAGCTGTTTCACTTTCAAGTGTATATGTATAATCATAAGCAGCAGTTGGATTACTGCCTTTAATCCATATGAAACCTTCTTCTAGATAGTTTGAAGCAGCTAGTGTTAACGTATCTGAATAACTACTGGATGCTACTGAATTAAGATAATCAGCTTCTATAGAGTCTAGTGTTATTGAAGTTGACCTAATAGTATCAGTTATTGGATTTATTGTTATGGCAGCAGTGAATGATGTGAAGTCTGTATTATCATATCTTCTTACTCTTATACCTTTTCTGCTAGTTTCATCAACGATATCCACTGAATAAAGTTCTGGACTTGGTATCTCCAGAACCTCTCTCAACCTTGTCTCGACATCTGCTATGTACTCGTTGTATCCAATATTAGGAGCAAACAAATCAACACTGGCAGGATGAACAAATTTACCTTCGTCAATTACATGATTTATACTTGCTCCATCAACTAGAAATGAAGTTATGCTTCCATAGAGGTTTGTTTCAAATAAAGGAATCCCTTGCACTGGGTCTTCACCAATATGTGAATGTAGAATTTTAGTTGGAGCAAAATACGACTGAGGACTCTCAGAGCCATCTGACCATAATCTATTTAGCTCACTTGCTTTATTGAACCATATAGTTCTCTCATATACTGTTACTGATGATGTAGTGTTATCTACTCCACCCTGAGTTAATGGATCTAGTTGAGGAGATACATTTTTATTAGCTAAGAATGTAGTATCTTTAATGGTTACTGCACTATAGCCTCTCTGATTAACAAATGGTTGCATATAGTTTTCAGCATCGTCTTCATATGCAAGACCACTTCCTTTACTGTAAACATTGCCATTAAGAACATTCACTATATTCATACCAGCATCGGTTATCTGTATTGAATATTTTTCTTCGTTGTCTCCAGCTAATCCTCTATCATATTCGTATGTAAACATATTTTCATCATAGTCAATATTGCCATTTACTGCAAGTGTCTCAGTTGGATTACGCTTCAGCAAACCTTGATTAACAGTAGGAGTTGCATTAATACATTCTTCTACTTGGTTCTCAAGTCTATGTTCTGCTGATTGAAGATTGACTCCACCGTACAGTGAACTCTTTGAATTAGTTATCAATGACATTATAGCGTTCCATCTATAAGGTAGTTGCTTCCATATTCACTGCTATACATGTTTGACTTAGAAGTTCTTGCATCACTACGTCTAGCTATAATCCTAGCTGTGTCTTCATCATCTTGAGTATATGCATAAACCTTACTATCCATAATCTGTCTAGCCTGAAACTTTCTACTAGCTCTAATCGTTATGTAGTTTCTAAGTGGATGAGATAAAGTATTGAAAGCCATATCCCATACAATGTCAACTTCTTTAGCTTCTGTAAATATAGGAGAATAGTCTGACTTAGAATAAAGTCTCCAGTCTCTCATTATCAGATCACCATCCGCTGAAGATATGTCAAGTACATTAAATGGAACTGTAATGTAACCATTAATATCTACTGGTAGTAACATTCCATTATCTTGATTAAAATCCCATGTGTCACCTAGAATTTCTTTCTTTGTCTCAACAATAACATCTGTTGCTATCTGAGCTTCATAAACTTCTTCCAAATCTTCAAGTGTCTCAATAGGTGCTTCACCAATAGTCTGCAATAATACATTAACCGCATGTATTAAAAACTTTTGTGTGTCTGTCTCAAATTCAGTAAAAGCCATTAGCTACTCCTTAGATAAATTTTAGTATCCCCACCGTAGTGTTTGATGGGGATTAAAAACCTATGATAATATTACGTTCTTTGCAGCAGTTGACGTAACACTCTCGCAACCACCACCTATAGTAAAAGCTTCACCAACTAACATACTAATAACCTTAGTTACTGCATCAGAACTAAGATAATCTGCTGTAACTTCAAGTGTATCAGCTATTGGTTCTAAGCTAATGTAATCAGCAGTTACATCAAGTCCATTAGCTACAGCAACATCATTGCTAGTATAAGTAGCAGTTACAGCTAATGTATCAGCTGGAGCTGTTGTAAATGTAATTACACCAGTAGCTAGTACAACTGTGTATTCCGTTGAAGGAACATATACCCCATCAACAAAAACAGTTAAAGCTGATTTACCAGCAGGATATTCTGTCTGAAATGCCTCTTCAATTAATGGTATGTTGTTACAAGTAAAGTCAACTTCTATACCATCACCAGTACCTATATCGTCATCTGTATGAGTAGTTTCAACAGGATCAAAAGTAACCACACCAGTAGCTAGCACAACAGAATAACCAGTCTTAGGATATTCTACAGCATCAACATAAACGGTTAAGTTTTCATCACTAAGTAATGGAGTGTTGTTACAAGTAAAATCAACCTCAGTTCCATCACCTGTACCTATGGCATCAGCAGTGTTATCAATTGGTATTGGTAAAAAAGTAACTACACCAGTAGACAATACAACACTGTAGTATGCTGGATCAATTTCTTCACCATCAACATAAGCAGTTAATTCATTAGCATTAACCAATGGAGTATTATTACAAGTAAACTCTGTTTCTGCTCCATCTCCAGTACCAATAGCATCAGCTACATGTCTAGTTGATATAGAACCATAGTTAAAAGTAACAGCATTAGCATCAATAGCTCTAATCTGTTTCTTTGGTCCAAGTGGAGTAGCATCAGCTACCCCTATGAAACTCCCAGCATGGATCTCAAATAGTTCCATCACTTATCCTTTATACGTTCTTAATAGATACAGAACATTGTGGACGTAAAGCAGCAACACCATTTGAAAAGTAAGCATTGATTAACTTAGCATCTAAGAAATCTGGTTGCTTATTGATGTCAATCTGAACATCCCATAGTTTAACCATACCAGCAGCTTCAGCAGAGAACACTAAACCAATAAGACCAGCAGTAGTAGGCATGTTATTTGATTTGAATACAGTAACACCACCAACCATTTTTACATCACCAATATCTAAGCCACCATTGTTAGATGTGTAGTCAGTAGAAATAATAGTAAGAGCTTGTGGTAAGAATTGAAATTCTATTGGGTCTAAAGCACAGTAGCATTCTTCATCAACATCATTAACTTCCATTGCAGCTTTTGCAGCATAGATAGACTCGATAAGAGCAGCACCTTTAAGTTCAGCAGTTGCAGCAGCAGCAGCTCCACCGTTTAGTACAGTATTAACAATAACAAGACCATCTCCATTACCAACTAAGCCAGTATCTAAAGAAGCAGCTTCTACAGCAGCAGAACACTTACGATCAACAGCATTAGCTAAACGTGCTCCAAGTTGACGTACATTCATACCTTGAACATCGTAACGTGCAACAGCTTCGTCCCATTTGTCAATTCTGCGAGACTCATATTGAGGTCTATCAAGAGCAACAATAATTTCATCTTGTGTACCATTACCAACAGCAACTTGTGCTCCAGCAGTATAAGAAGGTAAGTGAGTATTTGCAGTAGCAGTTACATATGGAGTACCAGTAATATCTTCAGTATCTTCTTTACCTTCAATAACGAATGAACCTGCAGCAGCTCCACCACTAATATTATCAATTCTAATTAAGTCTGCGAAACGTGTTTTACGTTCGTATGCCTGAAGGACATCTAAAGTTATGTCTCTTGTTAAGTCGTTTGTAGTATCTGTTCCCACGTTGGGAGTATTTGCACCAGTATATGCCATGATAGATCCTTTATCTTTTGTTTGTTTATTTAGGTAGTGGGTATGTTGCCAAATAAACACCGATAAAGGATAATCTTTGAAGAATTACCCACAGATGTTATGAGTCAGGCTATAAGCCCAACCAACCATTGTTAAAAGTATAACCTAACTTTTATTTAAAAGTCAAGCTCTACCACCCCACACTTCAGGAGGAGTCACTTTAAGTCTTGCTTGATAGTTACGTTTAGCAACAGCATCTCTTTGTCCAGCAGCACTGTCTATGTAAGCCTTATCAGCAAACAGTTGTCTCTTGTCAGAGTATGGTTGAATACCTTTGACAGTTGTTTCACCATTGATTCTAGGAACTATAGTGTTTGGATCTTCTTGAGCCTTAGTAAATCTACCATACAATCCTTCAATAGCTAATTCTCCCATTGAACCACTTACATCTTTATCGAATGAAGCTTTTTGAGAATCATCTAAACCATCTTTAGCCCAAGTAAGCATTGCATCATAATTCTCTTTACCACCAACAACTGAATGTGCAGCAGTAATCTTATCTCTAAGCTCAATAGCTCCAAGTTTCAAATCTCTAATGTCGATACCAGCTTCAGTAGCTTTGGTTTCCATCTCTGGAGTAAGTTCCATATTGTTAGCCATAAAGTCAGGTATCATAGAACTAACTAGAGTGTTCTGTTCACCTTTAACTTTATCATCAGCTATTCTTTTTTCTACATCTTTATCTACAGTTTTTACTCCATCAACATATTGAGAATGTTTATCTTGTAAATTCTTATGTGATTCAATAAGTTGCTCTAGATTATCGTACTTACCTAGAATCTTCTCACCTTTCAAGTGTTTCTCTTTAATTCCATCAGTGAGTTCAAAGTTAAGAGCCGTTTCATTTGCTACAACTACATCAGATGGCAAACCACTTGGTGCATCAGGTGTTACGGGATCAGCAGGTGGTGTACCTGCATCAGGAGTTACTATTTCACTCACCTTAACCTACTTGAATATAGTCTTGTTCAAAATTGAACTTTAATGGTTTAGTTCTAAGTTCTTTTTCTGACAACTTATATACTAATCTAATAAAATCATTTTGATTCATACCATGCTTATCCATAATATACTTAGGCTTTAGTCCAGAATTAATCAATGCTCTCAACTCTTCAATAGAACATTTAGTTTTTTTGCCAAGTTCTCTACCTTGAAATCTACCATTAGCTGCTGAATATTCAGTATACTCTTTAGCAGTAAATATAGTAATATTTTCATCATTAGTTATATCACTTTTGTTGAATGTCTTTGCAAAATCAGATGGAGATTTACCACTCATCACTTCGCCTTTTATAGCCTTAGTTTTTTTAACTGGCACAGGAACATTCTCACCCATATCTTCTTCAGCTTCTTCTTCAAGCAGTGCTATATCAGCTTGTTTCAAAATAGATCCTACTTTCTGTGCAGAAATACCTAATTCTTCACCAGCTTCTTTCTTTGATAGACCACTGTCTAGCAATTCTCTTATTTCTTCAGCAGTTACGTCAGCCATAATGCTATCCTTTAAATTAAATTGTTGAGTCAGACTCACTAATATCCTCCGAAGAGGATACTATAAATCTACTTTTGTTTAGCAGCGTCTTGAACAATTCCACCAGTGGCTCCAGCCATTGATTCATTTGCTTGCTGTTGAGCCAATTGCTCTTGTTGAGCTTTCTGTTCTTCAGCAACTTCTTCTGATGTCTTGATTAAGTCATTAGTATTGATGCCATCAAACGAAGCATATCTAGCTATCAGTTCAGGGTCTTTCACATAATGTGATTTACCAAGTGCTGTAAGTCTCTGCATGAAACCATCTAGCTTCTGAGCCTCTTGTGACCTACCTATAGCATCTAAACCAGTAAGTATCTCTACCTCAAATGTTTGAAACTCAATCTTCAACTCTTTCATTATCTGGTGAACTAACCATTTAGAGAAACCAACTGCCATAGCTGAATAGATACCACTAAGAGTAGAGCTTTCTAATTCTCTAGCCATAAGTTGTACTTCATAAGCAGTAACTCTTTCTGCATCTCTAGTAGCAGATTCATTTGATAGAAACAGTTTAGACAAATCTCTCTTAAGATTAGCTTCTCTATCCATAGGAACTTGAAAATCAAAGTTCTTTCCAGCTTGAACAGTGGTTACATCATCAGACTTACCATGTATATATGCACCAGTTTTAGCTTCAGATACTTCTTTCTTGTTTGTTCTACTACCTCTTTCATCAACTAGCCATAAGACTTTAGCTGCTGCAAGAGAACCTCTTGTCAATAGTTCAGCCAATGAATTTAGTTGAAGCATGTCATCATAGTAGTCTTCTACATATGGTCTATGGTAACTTTCACCTGAAGCCCATTGCCAACCTAGGTATCTGAACGGTAGGTCCATCTCGCTTTTATAGGTCTGCTCAACTCCGACTAATTCACCATCTATATCTTGTGTTCTTATCCACTTGTTAGTATCCGAATCATAATTAAGTAGCGTGTAAAGCTCATATTCATCCTTAATCTCTCTAGGTGTAATGCCTTCTGGTAGATTGGATATAACTTCTACAACACATATCCCATCTGCCATTCCTCTGCGATTTAGCTTAACTGCAAATGATTTAAGAGTATGAATAATAATCCCATCATCTTTAAGCTTCTCAACAACAACTGAACCAACAACAAGTAGCTGTGATACCATATCAAACAATGGTGATCTAATCTGTTGAGCTTCTATAGCATTATTTATCTCACTTGTTTTAGCAGATAACTCAGAATATAACTTCTCTTTACTTTGTAGTGCAGCACCTCTCTCACTGTTATAAAGCCTTGCTAGTGTCTCTTGTTTTGGTGCAAATCTAAACGATGATGTAGATGGTGGAAGCAACGCTAATCCCATCTTTGACTTTAGGTTGTTAACCAATCCGCCACAAAATGCTTGTGCTCTAGCAAATGGAACCTGTGTTGATTTGTTTGCTCCATCAGCTCTAATTAGATATGGCAAAGTAATCTTAGCGAAGTCTTCTGCTCTTGTTTCATAATCACTTCTATCTTTAGAGTGTTTGTCATAAAACTCACTTGGTTTCATCTTTAAATCCTCCTATCTTTCTAATGTTCTCAATCATGTTAAGCCTAACTATATAGGCATCTCTTTCTTTTTCAGTAAGGTTCTCTAGCTGAAGTATATCATTTGGATACATAACTTCTAGCTCTTCTATTAACATATCTACTGTCATACTGAGAATCCTAATCCACTGCTTCCACTTGCGGTTCCAAGAGCTGTAGATTGTCTGGGAATCAAGAAGTCACTAACTGATCCTAACTCTTCATCTTGAGGAACTCCAAACTGTATAGCCTCAACTGTCTCAGCTTCAGGTCTAGTTTCTCTAGCTATACGTTCTGCTTCAGCTTTTCTACTTGCTGCTTCTTTAGCTAATCTATCTGCTTCTTCTTCAGCTAAGTCTTTCTGTTGTTCAGATTGATAGTAGCTAGTACCAGCACCTATTACTGCCGAAGCTATCACTGCTGCTCCTATACCCATCACTTATCCTTTATGTTAAAACTAAACATCACACCATTTATATATTCAAATCTAAGGTTATATCTACTAAGAACACTACGTATCTGTTCCTGATAGTATACATCATCAGTAATTAAGCATATATTCTGTGTTTTGATCAGTGTAATTATATCACGAATCATTCCTTTAGTAAAAGGAAGCTCCGACTTACTTGTGCAACTAGCTATATAATTGGTATCATCTGGGTCATTATATACAGTTCCAACTAGACCATATGGAAGTCCATCTCTATAGTACACCTTAGGTTTAATCTCAAGCCAGTGTGGTAGTGATTCATTATCATATATAGTAATATATTCAAGTTCTTCTTCATAGGTCATGTGGTATGATACCATAAAAAGGAATACTATGACAACTGAACACTTTGCATATCAAGTACCTCATAATGTAGAATTAGAAGAATTAAACCTAATTCCATACAGAACCAACAGCACTTTACATAGAAAGATAGACTACTTGTTTAGACATGTAAAGTTTGAGCACAGGAAGCTCTTTATAGATGTAAGCACAAATGGAAGTAGACAGCTAGTAAACGATATGTCAACCAAGGCGGTAGCTATAACCAGACACTTCATACAATATCCTCAACAATACAACCATAGCATGGAGAATATACACCTACAAATCTTAGTCAGAATGTGGAAACAAACATTTAAGCACTGTAAATTCCAAGAAAAAGAGCTAGATAAATACTATTCTACAAAGATCATACTACTTATGATAGAGAATGGATTGATAGAAGAGCTAATAAGAACAGTTGATAAAGAAGATTATATTCAAAACTATGATGATATGGTTAAGAAAAGAGAAGGAGTTTCACTCAGAACCAATGAGAGAGGTTCTATGAAGGAAGGAAGTAAACACTTTGAGTATCTAGCTAGCCTTGAGTAAGTTATTAGCTGGATTTCTTTTAGGCATAAGCTTAGTCATAGCTTCATTATTGCGTTCATCAACCCATTGAAGCTCATCTTTTCTAGGATTGTATTTGTAGAGCATTGAACCATACGCATACCATCTAACAAGAGACAATCTATAAGCTTCAAGTTGTGTATGAGTCATTGTGAATCCTTTGTATATTATATCATGTATTGGTGGGTTTAAGGATTTGTTAAGTTTGTTGTTTTCAGTGGGATTATTTGTAGTTGGTATTCCCCCAATCCAATCCCTCCAATATTCCCCCATACCCTCATAATAAAAGCAACTAATCTAAGTCATTTTATAGTAGTTGGTGAGTCGATAATGATTATTATAGTAACTATTGATTAGTTTATGGTCTGAATTGGTAGCAATACAGTTGTTTGTGGAGTTGGATCATTGCTTCATTGGTATAGATAGATAGTTAATTGATAATGATTACAATCACAACAATCAATCATACACACACATGATAATACCAAACAATCTATTAACTAATTCATTAACCTTGTTAACCATTCATTAACTATTCTACTATATACTATAACTATCAAACGATAAAGGATTTAAAATGAATAACTTGGAAACATTAATCTCACTCAATAACTTACAAGGTGGAACTATCCACCAGTTTGCTAAATTCTACGGTGTATCAACTGCTGCTATATTAAACTTTAGTAATGATGAACTACAAGAGATCATAGCTAACCTAGCAGTTAATATTGATAGTAAGATCTTAACACTAGCATATGAATATTATAATAAAAAAGAAGTAACACTAGTAGAAGTTACAAACATGGTAATAAAATACCACTTTAACAAGGAACTATAAAATGAAACATTTAACACAAGAGTTTAACGATATGGACAAAATACCAATGTTTGAGATCTGCTTAGCAGATTATGGAACAACTGGAGATGATGAGTATAGTCTATTTAACATCTATGCTGGAGCAACTACTCTTAACACAATAGGACACAACGGCTTAATATCAATCAAATTAGATAGTGATTTTAGTTTAGATGAAAACCTCCAAGCACTGTATGATCTATGTATTGAAGACATTATGAACAAAGAAAGAGTATAGGCTGTTTACTTTTCATTAGTAAACTTACGACATAATAAACAATACAAACAAAGGATTTAAAATGAAAGATTTATACACAAGATTAGATAGAGACGAGATCAATGAAGATGAAGGAATTTATACTGTAGGAGATGATATTGCTTCATCTTTCTACTATGGCAACTTCTCTCAAGGTGTTAAGGAGCTGGAAGATATTAATTGTAGAGCTAATGATCTACTGGATTATCTTGAGTCTGAGGCTGAGGGTTATGGCTGTAGACTTGAAGAACTATACCATGGTCACTTCACTGGTGATTTTTGGATAGCATTGGGAAGAGAATTATAGTGATAGCAGATAATTTAATAATACTGACCATAGTAATTACAGCAGTAGCATTGATCACATTAGTTGACAATGGTGCATTAGATAGATTTATAGATAGAATATTTTAAAGGATATAAAATGCAAACATTAGAACAAAAGATAATTAAAGCAATAGATCAAGGGTATATGATAGAGATATCTTCATTTGTAGACATAAGTGAAGATAGTTATCAAGATGGTAGTAATAGTCAGGGTGTAAACTTTTTTACACCAGATACAAAAGTATTCAAAACATCAACACTTAACAGTATTCAGGAGCTACTTAAAGAAAGTGTATATAGTTATTTAAACACTACAGTATATTATTACTCAGGCATAAAAGACGAGCATATATCTATTATAGATGATAGGTTATGCATTAGCCAGCTAGTGGATGTAGATAACCAAGAACCAACAGATCAACAGATTAAGAGCTGGAGGAGTGGAAATATAACTTTATACACTCAGGATATAAACATAACTATAACGATCAACGGCATAAGCTTAGGTGATGATATATTATCGTTAATATTCCCTAAAGCAGATATATAAAGGATAGATGATGAGAAAACTGGAAGAGATAGAAAATAGACTAGATAGATCAATCAAAGAATTGAATAGTGTTTATAGTAGATGTTCAGAACTGGAAACTCAACTAGATGAATATAATGAAGATGAAAATCAGGAGTTACTAGATATTAGTGACTCACTAGGGCTGATCAATAAAACTTTAAATTCTGAGGTTGATTCTCTGGAGGACATTAGCAGTGATGTTTATGGTCTACAAAACAAAGATTTTGAGATAGAT